TCTTACTTCCGGAAGGGGATTATGATTTTGAAATTATAGGTTTTGAGCGTGGCAGATACAATGGAGGCGATAAGCTTCCACCCTGCAATATGGCGACCGTGCAAGTTAAAATAGAGGTTCCAGAAGGACCTGCAATTATCAGCCATAAATTATTCCTCCACTCCAAGACAGAGGGAATGTTATGTGCATTTTTTACTGGCATTGGCCAACGTAAAAAGGGAGAAAAGGTAACCATGAATTGGAATGCTGTAGTTGGATCCGTTGGACGATGCAAAGTAGGAACCCGTACGTGGGATGGAAAGACATATAATGAGATTAAAAAGTTCTATGAACCTGCAGAAGGAGCATCTTCTAAGAAATTTGAGCCAGGGAGGTTTTAAGATATGGACCTTAGACCGTACCAGCAAGAAGCAAAAGAGGCAATCTTTGATGAATGGGAAAAAGGGAATCTCCAAACCTTATTAGTGCTTCCAACCGGTACTGGTAAAACAATTGTTTTTTCTGGAGTGACTGCAGACTGCGTTAGAAATGGAGACAGAGTTTTAATCCTTGCACATCGTAGCGAGTTATTAGATCAAGCTGCAGATAAGCTTTCTAAATCTACTGGTCTAGGATGTGCTACGGAGAAAGCGGAGCAGTCCTGTATTGGAAGTTGGTTTCGTGTGGTGGTTGGATCCGTTCAAACCCTTATGAGAGAAAAAAGGTTACAGCAATTTGACCCTAGTCATTTTGATACTATCATCATAGATGAAGCACATCATTGCATTTCTGATAGTTATCAAAAAGTATTGTCCTACTTTCCTAATGCAAAGGTTTTGGGAGTAACAGCTACCCCAGATAGAGGAGACATGAAAAATCTAGGAACTTACTTTCAATCTCTTGCTTATGAATATACCCTTCCTAAAGCCATCAAGGAAGGATATCTATCTCCAATCAAAGCAGTAACAATTCCTCTTAAATTAGATTTAACTAGCGTAGGACAACAAGCTGGAGACTTTAAAACCTCTGATTTAGGCACTGCTTTGGATCCGTATCTTTATCAGATTGCAGATGAGATGATTAAGTATTGTATGGATAGAAAGACGGTGGTGTTTCTTCCTCTTGTGAAGACAAGCCAAAAATTTAGAGATATCTTAAATGAAAAAGGATTTCGAGCGACAGAAGTCAATGGAAACAGCCAAGACAGGGCAGAGATTTTACAAGACTTTGAACAGGATAGATATAACGTACTATGTAATTCCATGCTCCTTACAGAGGGGTGGGACTGCCCATCCGTAGATTGCGTTGTGGTATTAAGACCAACTAAAGTAAGGTCATTATATAGCCAAATGGTAGGACGTGGAACAAGATTGTTTCCAAATAAGGATCATTTACTGCTGTTAGACTTCTTATGGCATACAGAGAAACATGAGTTATGCCACCCAGCTCACTTAATCTGTGAAAATGAAGAAGTAGCCAAAAAGATGACAGAAAATATAGAATCTGCTGGGTGCCCAGTTGATATTGAAGCGGCGGAACAACAAGCAGCGGAAGATGTGGTGGCACAACGTGAAGAGGCCTTGGCTAAGAAACTGCAAGAGATGAAGCACCGTAAGAGAAAGCTCGTAGACCCATTGCAATTTGAAATGAGTATTCAAGCAGAAGATTTGGCGAACTATGTACCGGCCTTTGGCTGGGAAGCTGGACCACCTTCTGAGAAACAAATTACAACTCTTGAGAAACTAGGTATTTTCCCAGATGAAATTGATAATGCAGGAAAGGCTGCTAAGCTTTTAGATAGACTTGATAGGCGTAAAACAGAGGGTCTTAGTACACCGAAACAGATCCGTTTCTTAGAAGGAAAAGGATTTGAACATGTTGGGACTTGGCAGTTTGAAGGAGCGAAACGATTAATTGATCGCATTGCAGCAAATGGTTGGAGAATACCATCTGATATTAATCCTCAAGGATATAAGCCAGTATTAGAGAATGAGGTAGGACAATGGTAGAAAAGCAATATGACATAACAGAATTATTAGATTATATAGATCCTTCTATCCTTGAATACCAGGAATGGGTCAATGTTGGTATGGCTTTAAAAGAGGCAGGATATACCGCTTCTGATTGGGATAATTGGAGTAGAAGGGATGGTGGTCGCTACCACTCAGGAGAATGCTTTAAGAAGTGGGAAACATTTCGAGGCTCTGGTAATCCCATCACAGCCGGAACGATTGTACAAATGGCAAAAGACCAAGGGTGGGTACCACCCTTCTCCTCAGATAATTACGAATTAGATTGGAATGACACCATAGGTGCCAAAGATGATTTAGTAGTAATTGATAAGAATTGGGTGGAAGGCAAAGAAATAACAGAGCCGGAAACATGGAATCCAGTTGGGGATCTAATCAGGTATTTGGAAACTCTTTTTGAATCTACTGAAAATGTAGGTTATGTGACAGAGAGTTGGGAGAAGGATGGTAAATTCCTCCCTACAAAGGGGAATTGGGATAGAACGGCAGGAGAACTTATTCAGCAACTGAATCAATGTCGTGGAGACATTGGCTCTGTACTTGGAGATTATAGGCTTGACGTAGGGGCATGGATACGATTTAACCCTTTAGATGGGAAAGGCGTTAAAAATGAGAATGTAACAGAATATAAGTATGCTCTTGTTGAATCAGATGCTATGGATTTAGACAAGCAGAACGCAATCATACGAGAACTAGAATTACCTGTTGCTTGCTTAGTTCATTCCGGAAAGAAAAGTATCCATGCAATTGTAAGAGTGGATGCAGCCAACTATGAAGAGTACCGTAAAAGAGTAGATTATTTATATAATGTTTGTAAAAAGACTGGACGTGGACACGCAGAATAAAAACCCTTCTAGGCTCTCTAGAATGCCAGGTGTTATGCGTAACGGTCAAAAGCAATTCCTAATTGATACTAATATAGGAAAAGAAACTTGGAATGAGTGGAAGGAGTGGATTGAAAGTGTCAATGATGATCTTCCGGAGCCGGAAAGTTTAGAAGCTGAGTGGGATAACTTACCCGAATTGTCCAATCCTCTCATAGATGGAGTATTAAGGCAAGGGCATAAAATGCTCATTGCAGGTCCTTCTAAAGCTGGAAAATCCTTTGCCTTAATAGAAATGTGTGTTGCCATAGCGGAAGGGCGCAAATGGATGGACTGGCAATGTACACAAGGCAAAGTAATGTATGTCAATCTGGAGCTTGATAGAGCATCTTGCTTACATCGCTTTAAGGATGTGTATCAAGCGTTAGGATGGCAGGCTAGGAGCTTAAATAACGTTGATATTTGGAACTTAAGAGGCAAATCCGTACCTATGGACAAACTAGCACCTAAGTTAATTAGAAGGGCTGCTAAAAAGAATTACATAGCTATCATAATAGATCCTATTTATAAGGTTATTACCGGCGACGAAAACAGTGCCGATCAGATGGCAGCCTTCTGTAACCAGTTTGATAAAATCTGTACGGAGTTAGGATGTGCGGTTATCTATTGTCATCATCATTCAAAAGGTGGACAAGGCAGTAAAAAAAGTATGGATAGAGCATCAGGTTCTGGAGTATTTGCACGTGATCCGGATGCACTGCTGGATCTCATTGAACTAGAAACAACAGATGCTTTAATGAATCAAGAAATCAATAAAGCAATATGTCAGGTATGCGTAGAGTGGTTAGATGAACACAAGCCAGATTATGAACCATCACAGGATGACATGTGTAGTCAAAGCGTTATGATTAAGCTATGTGAGAAGCATTTAAGACCTGACCTATATAAGTCTATGCAAAAGGACTTATATGCCGCAGAAAAGGCAGTGAGACAGCGTACAGCATGGCGGATAGAAGGGACATTAAGGGAGTTTCCTAAGTTTGAACCAGTAAACCTATGGTTTGATTATCCGGTACATAATGTAGATAGAATTGGCAGCTTAAAGGACGTTGAAGCGGAGGGAGAGAAAGCACCCTGGCAGAAGAATTTTGGCAAGAAAAAGACTCCTGAAGATAGTAAA